GACCATCGTCGAGGACCGCGTACTTCTTGCGGTCCTCGACGCTCGGTTCGCCGCTGTCGGTTCGTTTCGCGTCTGCCATCGATACCTCACCGTAAACTAGCCCTGTCTATCAGTTTATGGCTTGCGTATCTATATATCGGTCATATCGGTCATGTTTCCGAGGCGTTTTTGTGGTAAAATATAAGGTGAATCAAAAAGCGCTTTGCGGTTGTTTGGGCAACCGCAAAGCTAGGCGAACTGCAAGGAGTTCACCATGAGTAATGATAACGCCAAAGACAAGATTATTTGCACATTGTTTGGACATCAACCAGAAATACCCGATGGAGAATTGCCGTGGCGATCTAGCTCTGGCGTATTTGTTCGTTGCCAACGGTGCGGAAGGCTAGGCTTAAAATATAGCTACGGCTATGAATGGGGAAAACGGTTTAGATCGTGGAATGAATATGAAACAGATATGAACCAATGGCACAGGTTCAGCGTAGGCGAAATGTCACTTGATGAAATGCACATCTATGTCGAAACGAGAAAAGGCAACAAAAAATGACCATCGAACTACACGTCTCACCGCGCAACGAAGGACATATGCGCTCAATGGCAACGCTCTGGACTGACCACAACGCTATGTATCTGGCGAATTCGGCGTATGCGGTGATAGATACAGGTCCGTTCGTTATCGTCGCGGACTTCGCTACGCCGGATGATGAGATATGGCAAATTGACGATGATAGCAAGCAGGTGCTGGGGTGGGAAAATAATCCGCTGAAAGTCGAGCTGACGTTTAGTGAACTAGCGGACAGTGAAACATACGAGGAGTGGAACGAGGAATGAGTAACCCGTACATCAGTCTTTGGAATAATCAAGCCAGTATTAATAATGGATGGTGGGCAATCGTGCTACGTGGCGAAATAGGAGATGATGTTCACTTTGAAATCCGCTCTAATCTGCACGAAGCATACGAGAAAATGCAAAGGTTCTGTGATGAACAGGGGTATGCAAACTATCACGTGGAATCTAATCTGCTAAAGGAACTCAATCGACAAACGGCAAAAATCACTGAAACGTTCTAAGCCGCTCCGGCGACAGGCAGATTCTTGATGTGGCACCGTTCAGCGGTGCAAAGGGAGTAACGGAATGAACCTAGAAGAACTAACCCAACTGGACAATGAAGCGCAGTCGATTATAGACGATCTATCTGACGTGATATATATGGATGCCTACGATCCTGGCACATTTGTGAACTTCGCCTATAAGGTAAAGCAATTGACACAAGAATTTTTAGTCCACAATACAAAGCGAAACCTGACATATATCGCTGGTGCCGATTTCGGGCCGGGTGATTATATGGTAGTCGGCAGAGTTACCGGTGAGGCAATTCCCATCGAAGGCGCAACCGCGCTAGACCATATAGGCTATGCCATTGTGCCTATCAAAAAGGGCGAAACAATCGAACTGGGTAAGCATTTCTCAAGAGGGATTACAGATATTATCCTAAGCCGCGACAGCGACGGGCAACCACCCGCCGCGCTGCCCGACACGGCGCACAACACCGCTGGCCTCTAGCGCGCGCAAGTACCGCCGCGTCTGTTCCTGCGACATGTAGATGCGCTGCGCCAGCGAGATCGTCTTGGCGGGCGCATATGTTGCGCGGTGTATTTCGGTGATCGCGGCGAGGATCGTCTGCTGTTGCTGACTCATGCGTAACGCCTCACACTTGCTTCAATCGTATTGTACTTGTCGAGCATCAGATACGCGCCCGATGCCCCGTCAATATCATCGTCGTGGACGCCATACGGGAAACTACATAGTGATGCAACAAAGCGGTCTGTCCACGAGCGCTGCAATAAGTCTACCATACCTTCGCCGACACGAGCCGCGAACGGCAACGCCCGCGTAAATTTATCGGCATCCGGCTTGATACCACGAACAACAAAATTGTGCAGTTCCGAACGTCGCATCAATTTGGTTACGGCCCGCGTCTGATAAAACGCCGATTCAACGCCAAGTTGCACCTTATCGCCATCGATAACGGCCTGCGCTGCAATAATCGGCTCGACCTCATCCCACTCCACCTGATTGTACGATACATCTAACACGACAAGACGGCGTGTGGATGTGATGCCCATTTCAACGCCAACGGTATAATCAGCACTCGTTTTGCTGCTCAGTGCCAAGTCCCAGAACCGAACCTTGCGCACAATATCGGCGGGTGCATTGGCGATAATGTTAAACTTCTCGCGTTTGAATAATCCGCCCTGACCAGGGATAGGCGATTGCTGATACAATGCCGCGAAACTGTAATCGCCCATTTCGGCTTGCCGCTTGCGCAGCTTTTCGAGCGGATACCGCGCAGGCCAAAGTGCAGCACCTTCGTGCCGACCAATCGGATCATTCTTGCCAGCAATCGCGGGTAGGTTAAGAACCGTCCAATCTTCGTTATTTTCGCGCAGCAACCAGCCAGATAAATCGTCTTGATGCCAACGAGTTTGCATGATAATCAACGCGCCGCCGGGTTCCTCCAGACGCGTCGATAGATCATCCATATACCAATCTTTGGTCCGCTGCCGATACGTCTCGCTCTCAGCATCCGCACGACTTCGCACCGGATCATCCACAATCACAAGCTGCGCGCCTGATCCAGTCACGCCCGTCCCGACTCCTACAGCGAGTATGCCGCCGTCATGGCTCTTGATTGTCCATTCGTTCGCCGCTGCTGTATCTTCGCTTACGGCAACATGCGGGAACTCCTTTTGATAACGGTCACTAGCAATAAGGTTGCGCACGAACTTGCTATTGCGCGTCGCCAGCTTCGCACCATAGGACGCCATGATAATCTTATCGTCAGGACGTTGGCTTAGCAGCCATGCCGGAAACAGACGGCTAATCGTCAGCGTCTTGCCGTGCCGAGGTGGCATAAATATCATCAGTCGCCCAATACCCTCTTTGCCACCCGTCTTCAGATATTTGACGACCTCTAATAGTTTCTCGTCAATCGCCTGCTGGTGCGGCGCATGTTCGTATTCGCGCCAGAACTGCGTCTTGAACTCGGCAAACGTGGGAGCGTTCCGATAAACTGTATTATCATGAACAAACGATTGTGGCGTTTTACCAGTAATAGCGCCAATCTTGGCACTTAGAACGCGCTCGTAAATGGCCTGTCTATCCATTATCGGCCTCGTTTTCGGCTTTGACTAAGCTTTGTACAAAGTCTTCAAGCACTTCCGAGGCGCTTTTGTTGTACCGTTTGAGGATGCTCGCTTGTTCTGGTGTGACCTTGATGGTGAGCTTTTGCCCGAACTCGTCGCTGTACTTGCGTTCCAGCAGCCATGCATTCGCTTGCCATTGGCCCTTCAGGTCGCCAGACTTGTCCTTGCGAATACCAGCGGCGCGAATAGCTAGCACGTTTGCGTGCTTAAAGTCAGCGTGTGCTTTTTGTACAGCGTCGCTAAACTCGCGGTTAGTGTTCATCCAACGATAGAACGTTCCGATATTGACATCAGACAGCCGAGCCGCGTCGTCCTGTGACGAGCCGCTGCGAATCTCATCACAGATTGCCTTGATTGTTTCCGGCGTGGCTTTCGTTGGACGTGCCATCGTGCTACGCCTCCGCCCGTTCTGGCGCGAGGCCCATGAGCAACAGCCGTTCGAGGGCGACAAACTGCACATTGTTAAGCGCGGCGACCTGTGATAAAATAGAGACATGATTGACAAATACGTATCTCGACGTATCGGTAAAACCTGCAAGGCTTGCGGAAATCGCTTTCAGTCCGCCATCAAAGCCAACGTGAAAGCCGTTTGTGATACCTGTATGCAGATAATGGTAAATTGCCCTGTGTGCGGCAACGGCATGACTAAATACAAAGCGAAGGGCGGTGTCCGTGTCGCATGTTGCGAAAGCTGCAAGGGTAAGCTCATAAAGCGAACGCCTGATGCCATTGAGCGCAGTCGAATAAACCGAAAGGCCCACTATGATAAAGTCGGGCGTAAGAGCGCACAGAACAAAATAGATCGCCGCTCCAATAAATACTTCGAGTGGCGCAATGGTGTGTATCAACGCGACGGTTACACCTGTCAAGACTGCGGTGCTCACAATGGCAACGGCAAGACGATAGAGTTGCATCCCCATCACATCAAACCGTTTGCCGCTTATCCCGAATTGCGCTATGAGGTCAGCAATGGGATTACGCTGTGCAAGACTTGCCACAGGGCGCGACACGATCACGTGTTCATAGGTCGTACTAAGCGTCACAAAGCACCGCCTTCCGACCAGTTAAGGCTTCCCAACGTTGAATAGTTACAGCCGCGTATGATGGGTCAATTTCAACAGCACGGCACTGTCGTTGTAATCTCTCACAGGCGATAATCGTTGTGCCGCTACCAACGAACGGGTCGTATACAAGCCCCTCGGTATGAGCGACTAAATTTTCAATAACATCAATCGGCTTGATGGTTGAATGCAGCGAACCGCTGCCAACTTCAGTGGCCTTTACGCTTTCGTTATCATTGATATTCACTTCATAGCAATCTGTAACCGCAGGGGGATAAGATGCCCACTGGGGATCGCCAATTGTTGAAACTAAAATAATGTCGCTGCGCATATACCATCCACGCCACGGATAAGAACTTTGCCCTGTGCGATACAGCCATAACGAACGCTCAAATCTATGCCCTGCGTTACGACACTCATCGATCCATGTCATAAATAGTCGTGGAGATTGAAAACAAATAATCACTGCATCATCAATAGGCATCGAAACTAAAGCGCTTTTAAAAAGTGGCGCTAATCCTTCAGGGGTATCATTAGCGATTCCATCACGGTTAATTCCATACGGCGGGTCAGTAACCACAGCGGTTGCGCGTTCACCTTGCATCAAGCGATCAACTAGTTTTTTGTCACCGCAATCTCCAATCGCCAACCGATGTGCATCTAGCTGCCACACTTGCCCAACGGCAGTCTTATACTTGGCTTGCAACTCTGCGGCCTTGTCGAGTTGTGCGCCGGGGTCTGCTGCTGGCTCGTCCTGCGTACCGAGCAGGTCTGCCAACTCGTCCGCGTCCCACAGCGCCGACAGGTCCACGCCGTCATCCTGGAGACTGCGCAGCACATCGGCGTCCCAATCGAGCGACACTTCGCTTGTGCGATTGTCCAGGATGGCTAGTTGCCGTCCGCGTGGCGTGTCAATGTCAAGGTCCGTTCGCTGCACAACGACCAGTCGCTTGCCGTCAGATGGCACGATAATCGCATCATCGAAACCAGCGTCAACGGCGGACTGCAAGGATTTGTTGCCGGCAATGACGCGGTTGTTCTTGTCCACCAGAATAGAGCGACCCGCGCCGTACTTCTGGAAGCTGTCCTCGATCATCGCCGTACCGCGCAACGTGCCACGATTGGCGTTCTTGTCGTCAGGCACAAGCGTGCTGAGCGAACGGACAACAGCCGTCGCGCTCTTGGCGCTGCCCTTGCGCGGCTTAGCGCTGCG